CAGTAATATTCTTTCCACAAATCTGACTCGTTTTGTTGTCACTTTGGTGCAAGATGGAACAGGAAGTCGCACTGTTACTTGGCCAGGATCGGTAACCTGGGTGAGTGGAAACACTCCTACCCTCAATACCGCCGCGGCATCTTTTGATACATTTGTTTTTCAAACCTATAATGGTGGAACGAATGTATATGGCTATACCACTGGTACAGAGCCTATTTCTGCCTATGTCACTGTGGAGAATAATGGAACGCCAATAACGCAGAGATCTATCCTAAACTTCGCTGGTACTGGCTTAGTGGCAGCCGATGATTCAGGCACTTCCTCGAGCAATGTGACCCTTGCGAGTGGAATCAGCGGCTGGAATGGATTTGCCACGAGTGGAATACTCGTTGAGACTGCCACCAATACTTATGGTGCGGTCACACTCACTGGAACGACCAACGAAATCACTGTCACCAATGGAAGTGGTGTATCAGGGAATCCAACAATTTCTATATCATCGTCCTATGTTGGCCAAACAAGCATCACTACTCTTGGTACTATCGCCACCGGCACTTGGAATGGTAGCCTGATAGGAGCTACATATGGTGGAACTGGCGTCAATAACGGATCTAACACCATAACACTTGGTGGGAATGTTAGTACCGGAGGCGCTTTGACACTTTCTGGCGCTTTTGGAACGACCCTTACGGTGACTGGTACGACATCAGTTACTTTCCCCACCTCAGGTACGCTGATCACCAATAGTGTGACCACATTGTCCTCTTTGACCTCAGTAGGAACTATCTCTACTGGTACTTGGAGCGCGAATGTCCAAGACTACACAGAAAGTTTGGTTTCCACCTCCAGCTCAGGTACTTCCTACGCAATGAATATTGCCAATGGGAATGTCTTCCGCATCACCCTGACAGGAAACTGTACTCTTTCCTTCAGTAATGTTCCTGGATCCAATTTCGTTTCCGTAACCGTAGAATTGGTCCAAGATGCCACAGGTACTCGCACGGTTACGTGGCCTACTGGAACCATTTGGGCCGGAGGAACCACGCCGACACTGACCGCGACCGCAAGTCACGTCGATGTTTTTGCTCTGGTAACACATAATAATGGTACCACATGGTATGGATTCACTGCCGGATTAAATTTCGCATCATAGGGTAAATTATGGCTTTTAGTTCCACAATAATGTTGATGGCTGACACTGGATCCGCCTCTCCCCCTCCGTCATTCCATGCCGCTTCATTTGCGCAATCATCTACATTAACAGAAGCAGCTACCATAGCCAATACTGCGACTGGCATATTAAGTTTTTGGGTAAATGTATCTTCCTTCAATACGGGTGATAATACTACCTTGTTTACGGGAAGGGCAGGAGGAGTCGCGCTTCTATTCCGTAATACGTCTCACAATTTGAGAATATCTTTGAATGATAGTTCGGGTGATAATCTAACCCTGGATACTTCCACCACTTTTTCTACCGGCACCTGGTATAATCTTCTTCTGTCATGGAATACTAATTTTGCTGCTGGATCGAAGATTGTGCAGTGTTACATCAATGGCACCGCCGATCCTTCGCCCTCTATTAGTGACGTTAGTCCAGCTTTCTCAGTATTTTATAGCACAACAGGGGTCAGAATTGGAGATGGAAATAGTGAGGGCGCCTCTTATTGCGCCAGCGAAGTCTATTTTGCACCTAACCAATTCTTAGATTTTACCGTTGGTGGTAATGTGGCTAAATTTATTAGCGGTGGCTCACCAGTCAATCTTGGTACCAATGGTGCTACCCCAACTGGAACGAGCCCATTATTCTATTATCATGGTTTATTTTCAGACAAGACCAACTACGGTTCAGTAGGTGGATTGTTCACAGCTGGAGGAACAGCTTTAGTGGCATGTGGATCTGCGCCATAATAATGAACTTTAACAATCGTGTGCAAATTTCTGTAATTGCATTGAAATACAACTTTAAACCGAGTAAAATAAGATCAGAATAACTGGGAGGTTATCATGAAAAAAGAAAAAAGAGAAATGCACCGCACCTCTGACAAACACGAAATGTTCAAACACCGCGAGCATCGCGCAGGCGCTTATGGCCATGAAGGCGGACATCACATGGGAATGGGCACCTTGGAAATGGGTATTCCTCCTTATGATAGCGGTGAACCTTTTGCTTCATCGCTGACTTCGATGACCAATCCTTTTAGTCAGTTCCAAGAAAGCCAAGACGAAGTAATGAGCCGTGGTGCACGTACTTCTGCTATGGAAAATGACCGGGCCAATCAGATGAAGTTCTCTGACAGCAAGCAGTATGATTACTGGAAGGATTCTGAATAATGCCATTGGTTAAATCCAAAAGCAAAAAAGCATTTTCAGAAAACGTAAAACGTGAAATTGACGCTGGAAAACCCCAGCGTCAGGCAGTGGCGATAGCATATTCTGTTAAACGTAAAGCCTCGGAGAAGAAGAGATGACCGAAAAATGGATTGCCGGAGCTATCAAGAAACCTGGCGCGCTTCGGAAAGAACTGCACGTGAAGAAAGGTGAGAAGATTCCCGAAAAGAAGCTCGAAAAGGCCGAGAAAAGCAAGAATCCGACCTTGAAGAAGAGAGCTGTGCTGGCCGAAACCCTGAAAGGTTTTAGGAAGAAATAATGGCTACTGTCAATCGTAAGGGTATTTATGAAAGCAATAAGCGTCCTGAGAAACTTTCTGGCGGTCCTGATATGGAAAATAAGCTTGAGGGCGAATACGACGACAAGTACAAGGCACAAAGAGAGCGAATGGTTTACCGTGATCTAGATGTGCATAAGCGGCACAGAGGTGTTTTGAATAGCATCGCAAAAACTGCAGCACTTTGGGAGAGATAGAATGGCTAAAGCACAAGAAGCACGCAAAGAAAAGAAGAAAGAACCCAAGATGGCCAAAGCCGTAAAAAAGGCGCACAAGGTCGAAGGGAAGCTTATGAAGAAGATGGAAAAAGACTGCCGGTATTAAGATGCAGAATCTGAAGTCTCAAAGAATGCATACCGAAGAGCTCACTGGTTCCCTTGGTATGGGACGCGGTGAGACAGGCGAAGGCGTAGATAACGTTGCCTACGATCCCTATAAGACCGATTCATATATGGGTCACACTCCCAATCCAAATAACTACAAGCCTTTGTGGCAGCAATCACGCTATAGAACCACTCCATACGAAAAGAAGTATGGGTTCGCGGAATTATGGAATGACTAAACTGACAAGAAATGACGAAGAAAGACGTTGGGGTGGTGGCTTTAAGAAATTTTACGGCAACCATGCTATCATCGAATTAAAGGGCGAGAAGACGCGAAAGCCCGAGCGCAATAGGGATGAACCACTTATGCGCACAAAGTCCTCCAGGAGCCTTCCTATCGAGCGCCTGAGAAGCAACTACTCCGGGCGTGAGACTTCGAATCAAATGCCGTGGCTATATAACGATTAGGTCTCTAAGGGCTTCTGGAACATCTCCAACTCCGCCAGACGTCTCCTGAGCAGCTCTAAGCTGGTGTGCTCGCCCCGCACGCTAGAATGCTCCAGGAAGGCCTCCTGCAGGAATCTGTCAGTAAAATTAGCATCGTTCATGTTGATGATCTTTCTGACGGCAGAATCGTGGTATTTATCTCGCCCGATGTCGTAAATAAGGGCTATTAATGCGTTCAATTGGTTATTGTTGATGGGACCCGTCGTCAAATACTTTACTTGGGATATTGCCTTGCCTACATCCTCATAGAGCAGTTCCATGGCTTCTTCTTCAGTGACGATATTCAAATCATCATTTTCTTCGCATTTGTGCCCATAGCCAATCTTGCATCTGCCATTGCTGTCTTTATATCGCCGGGGACTGAAGCTGTCTATGGCTTTTATGAAGTCGATCGCTGGCGCACAGGTGGCATCGAGGTGATCATCTTTTATTTTTCTCATTTCTTTTCCTCAGGTAAAATCGTTTCTTATGTTTGCATAAAAAGGGAAAATTCGGCTTTTCTGCGCGTGACGAGCCCAGGAATCTTCCTGCCATTACCATAAACCCATTTATTAAGTTCCTGATATATGTCATTGAATTCCCTCCTATTTATTTTCTGACGGAGAGTGGATCTTTGGTAAGAACCAGCTCCCATGTTAAAAACAAAATCGATCAGTGCCGAATACTGATTATCATTTAGGGGTGTAGAACTGAGTCGAATGACAGAAGCAGCAGCAAGTAGACTATCGTCATGTAATAGGTTATTTGCAGTATCTTCAGTAATGACATTGAGGTGATCTCCTGGTTTGCATAGATGTCCGTAACCTATGGTTCCGTTTCCGTCAACATCATCATATCTCGCTAGGCGCAAACCCTCGAATCTCTTTATCGTGTCTATGGCTGCTTGAGGAACCGGAGGTATAATCATTTATATTTCTGCATCGCTCGACTGCCGTAGTAGAAACTGATGATTCCTGCAAAGATCGCGCTGTCTTCCTGGGTCCAGAGCATATTGAAGTCGGCTATATTGTGCATATTGCAGAGTGCCATGATGATAACAGGAATCTTGACGAGAAAGAACAGGCCGAAGAAGGCGAAGGCAATCACAGGTCGTACGCATCCATTGAGAGCGTCTACCCAAGGAATGCCTGTCGAATAGGTGCTGTAGAGAGTTTTCATCTCCTGGGCATCGGCACCTATCTGCACTTCATGCAGTTGTGTGGCCAGGTTCAGCTTGGCGAACTCAATCTGCATTCCCATTATGGCCAATTCTTGAGCCTTATCAGACTTATCCTCGAATATCTTAAACAAGTTTGGTAAGGTAGACCCCATGAATCCGAGCAGAGATGCGAGGATAGTTATCATGCTTCAGGCTCATAAATTGCGTTATGGCCCATGGGATTTACGAGCATGTTAAATTCTGCACGTAGAGTGTCGAAGTGATGCTCGAGAAGATTTACTTCCCCCTCCAGGTCCTTGAATTCACTGTAAAAGTTGGAAAATAAAAAGCCGCAGATCACTAGCAATATGCCGAATAAGCAGCTTACTGCTTTGAGAAGCAATTTGGAACTCTTGGCGTTGTGCGTAAATATCTTAACCGGCTCAATTTTCTGACTTGGCAGCATGGTTTTCCCCTTTTTAGTTGCAATTAACAGACCTATAGGCGATTGTATACTGTAGATTGCAAAAGTGCATTAGAATTGCAATTCCAGGGATAATTTTTATGGTAAGTGTATTATGTATGACGAGTTGGACAAGAATCACCTGACGGTTTTATCTTGCAGGGTGGAGAAGCACAAAGTGGAAGAGATTAAGGCTGTAGCTAAGAAGGATCATCGGAGTGTATCCAACTTCATATCCATGCTGATCGACAAGTTTATTGCTGATTATCGCTTTGAGCAGTGGAAGGCAAAGAAGTGAGGTCTATCACGGTGGTTTGATTGGGTAGTTTTCTTTGAGATGACGATATCCCAAGCTTCTTGGCAGTGTCATAGACACAAGACTGACCCATTTTGAAATACTCAGCCACATGCCTTATGGTGAGTTCGCGATTCAGGAACATTGATTTAAATATTGGTATGTCGGGCTTGGAGAGTATTTCGGGTCTTCCTCCCATATGTCCTCTAGCGCGGGCGGACACGATGCCCGCGCGGGTGCGCTCGACAATAAGATTTCGTTCGTTCTCTGCAAATGCTGCCATGATAGTATAAATGAGCTTACCCATAGAAGTAGTGGTATCGATACCATCGGTAAGGCTCTTAAAACAGATATTATCATTATTGAACTCATTCATTAGCGTTACAAGCTTCTGCGCGTTGCGTCCCAGCCTATCAAGTTTCCATACTACCAGGGTATCGCCTGAACGTAGATGACCTAGAGCCAGGTCTAATCCCGGGCGTTGATCTTTGGCGCCACTGCATTGATCGGTAAAGATCTTTTTGCATCCAGCTTTCTCGAGAGCGTCTATCTGGAGATTGAGGGTCTGATCGCCTGTTGAAATGCGGGCGTAGCCCACCATGATATTGGACATTATTTCCACATCCCCATGCGGCGCAACCTGGTTATCCTGGCAGAGATTTCTTGCAGTTCATGATAAGCCAGAGCTATGTATCTCTGATAGTATCCTGCCGTTATAACTATCCCCACCAGCGATCCTGAGAAGAAGTAAGCCAGTTTAATGGGAAGATTCTCGATCACAATGGATACCCGGTCATGGCCTTGAATGTGTGGCCGAAACATTCCTGTAGCCTGGAATCGATGTCGCCTTTGACCTCATCCTTCACTTTAAGATCCATCTTTAAGTACATGAAGTAGTTTATCATATACATGCACTCATCTACCTTTAGCTCGGAAAACTTATCGAAGTTGATTTGACGTGTGATTCGTGCTAGTCTCGCTACTAAGTCTTCTCGTGTCAGATAATCGACGTCGAAATTCCTTCGTATGTAATGATCGAAGTGTGTCCGGAACATCTTGATGAAACTTAGGTGCCTTACGGTCAGAGATGCAGACAAGAACCCTCCATAAATTATGTGCTAAACGTAGAATGATAATAATTGCATTTCTGGACAATGCAAGCTAATTATTCGTTTGTATACAGATCACTGCGGAGAGTATTGTGTAACCGGCCACTTATTGGCGTATAACTAAAAGGCGAGTAAATATGGCATTGAGCTTAAAAGAATGGCGGAAATGGATCTGGACCGATAATAGCTTCCAGCGCGCCACGCTGATGTATGAGGTCGGGATGATCTTCTATTGCAAGGATGGAAGCATCGTGGTGGATATTGGCAATGGCGAATATGTGCGCAGTGTCTATGATCCTCTAGCTAAAGAATGGAATGAGCAGGATCCTGAACAAAATCCTCCATTATATTGAACAATTCCATCCTGTGTGCTACGAAGGGGTCCTGGCGCAATCAATGTGATTACTGTTGTCCTCCAAAGCTTATATAGTTTGCGCCAGGACTCAATAACGCTAATGAGTCCCCCCCTTATTATCGAAAATCCTATTGTACGACAAAATCGTACATTCTCTCGGATGAAGTGGTCACATATTGTGACCATCTGAACTGTCAGGTAAGCCCTGACTATTCCTCTATTATTTTGCTATTGACTTTAAACTTCCCTTGTGTTATATTGTATTCACATCATATTAGGAGATAGCGATGAACGGTATAACCAACAAGAGTAATTCTGGGACATTGGAGCAGGTTCTGGTTTCTGGAAACCTGAGTTCATTGAGTCCTGAGCAACGGCTTGATTATTATAACAAGCTTTGTGATTCACTGGGTCTCAACCCTCTCACGAAGCCCTTTGAGTACATAACATTGAATGGCAAGCTTACTTTGTATGCCAGGAAGGATGCGACGGATCAGCTACGTAAGATCCACGGCATCAGTATTATGAATATGAGAGAGCGTGACAAGGATGGCATAGTGCTCGTGACTGTTGATGCTTCCGATGCTTCTGGCAGATTGCATACAGCCACTGGCGGTGCAGCTATCCAGGGACTTAAGGGCGACGCGCTCGTGAACGCCTACTTGAAGGCCGAAACAAAGGCTATAAGGCGCGCCACACTAGGGATCGTTGGGCTAGGTATGCTTGATGAGACCGAGGTGGAAAGCATAAAAGATGTCACACCGGCAGAGACTGAAATGTTCAAGCTGGATGAGGTCGAGATGAACTTTGCGGCTGCGCATTCGTACATTCGCAATAAGATAGAGTCGATCCTCGGCGAGGATAGCCTGAATGAGTACAAGGAATGGAAGGAAGATCATAAACAAGAACTCACTACATTTGCTAAGAGCGCTCCCCGCATTGCTACGCAGCTGGCAGAAATGTCACGCAAGCGTGAGCAGGACGTAGAGATGATGGAAAGCAAGTATAGTGTGGCTCTAGAAGAGCGTTTCAAGCCCATGGCTGCCACGGTCATGGATAGTCAACTACAAGAATTGAGTGTATAATGAAAATGTACGATGATCGCACGAAGCCCGATCTACTAAGTAGGAAAGAGGCGGCCGAATTTTTGAGTATCACGCCAGGATTGCTTGCTGGGTGGACATGCAAGGGTGTTGGCCCCAAATATATAAAGCTTGGAGATCTGCGCAATTCTCCTATACGCTACGAACGGCAGGAGCTCATGAAGTTTCTTGGAATCAATCGGATTGAGGCTTCTGCTGCTAAGAAAAGGGAAGAAAATGACTAAGGACTATCTGACGAAAGAAGATGCAAAAGAATTCGTGACCAAAGCGGATCTGAGACTCTTCGAGTCTAACCTGTCCAAGCAAATAGCCTTAGACTCCAAAGAAACCTTTTCGAAGATGGTTGCCCTTGTGTTTGCGATGCAAGGCTTCCTAAGCGCCGTTATCATAGGCTCCATATTTTTCGTAGTGAGAGTTTTGGTTCCATAAATACAATGGAGAACTGCATGATAGGATTTTTACTAGCGACAACATTGCTGGCGATATTTTTCATTGTCAGCCACCATAAGAATAAGGACTAGAGGAGTACAAGAAAGGAATGGGAAAAAAATCTTAGTATACTAATGAAGAATAGAGTAGACAGCGTGTGAATCTTTTGCAAGAATACACGCTGTCAGGCACAATGAACTAAACAAGAAACAGTTAAGCTAACTTAGGAGATAACGATTGTTATCCTGTATAGCCCATATAAGGTTTTATTTTACTAGGCGTCGCTTCCAAACAATGGTAAGTAGATTGGTAAGTAATACCTAGTAAACAAATTCACCGTGTGTACACACCATATGGGCGCCAACCCGGTATGTACATATTATTTATCCCGAAATCTTCAAAATCCTGGATATCTTCAAAACCCTGGACATCTACCCTGGATATCTTCAATTGTATACATCCCTCTCCCAGCTCTGTCAACAACAAAAAGCGAATCCAAATACTGAAGATTTGTTCGCAAACGATTGTTTAAGCTCTACAGATAAGCGTGAATGGAAGAGCAAGAAAGATTATCACCGGAAGGAAAAAGACGTCCCCTGTGATTACCGTGGCATCCTGATTGCCCTGCTCGGATGTAAAAGATTGGCATTCGAGGTTGCACATCTGCATAACCAGCAGGTGCGTAATGATAACTCCCCAATTTATTCTAGCTATAAGAAGTTCTCCTCCTACCACCTTAGCGCATTAAATCTCTCCGAGAGCACCATCAGACGTGATTTCGAGAAGTTGGTACGATTGGAGGTCCTGATCAAAGAAGAAGCTCCTGACGAGCTTAAAAGGCGTTTCGGCGTCGGCAAGCGCGATAATACTCGTTGCTGGAGCCTAAACTACGAACTTCTCTGGCAATTGGGGATTACTCCGGCCTACCTAATGGGCGTGCTGAAAGGCGATAAAAGGATCCTCACTAAGAACTTTGCCGCCAAAAAAATTGAGCAGACATTAAAAAACCCTTTAACACCTATAGAACCTATAACAAGTAATTATAAGCCTTCCCAAAGATCGAAAAAGCAAACCTGTCAGTTTGAGAAGATTATTTCGGTAAAGGATCTCTATCAGGATTCGTCGGTTGATAAGATTTTCTTCGCTGCCGGGGTAAGCATGGGTCGAATACCCTTCGAATTCAGAAGATTTCAGGAAAGGAGTATGCAATGCAGCGGCTGGGTGAAGAGCTCTACGCGAACCAATCTTCTAAATATCCTGCAAAAACAATATGTTCCCAAGTTAATCAAGGAAAAATGGCATCTAACGGGCTTCAAAATGACTACCACTCAAGCTTATCAACCCTACAAAGAACCGGATATTATCATCATGGGCGATAGAGGACACACTAAACCACCTGAAAGCAGGCGTCACGTCTGGTTCAACAAGGAGAACGAGAAAATATCGGGGAAGCTTATCAGCGAATCACTGAGGCTGGGAATGCAGAACAAATGGCCAGAATACGAAGAGATGAAACTCAGGATCAGCAATATGCTCGAAGACGATATTATTGAGAGGAAGTGTGCCGAGGGAGTAGCTTTTATGGAGAAACTGAATCAGTTCTAAGTTGTCCGGAATTTTCCTCGCACTGAAGGTGACTGGCACGAATTCTGTTTTAGCTAAAAGAACTACCTAACGGTAAGTGCCAGTCAGCGCAGGTATACAGGAATAATTGGGGAAGTAAAGACTGACATGCGTATACAATGCATCTGTGACGCAGCACATCATAGCTAAAGGAACTAAAGGAACCGGAAGTGCATGTCAGTCTTTACTAGTATACCGAGATTATTTTCACTGTAAACCCCATTTTTGCCTATTCAGATTGTCAATTTCATGATATTTAGACTCATTAACTTTAACTCAGGGACTGACGATGCTTGAAAAAGAACTAGAAGACGCCGTAACCTACACGATCAATAAACTTGTGCCAAAGATGGACGCGACCAACGAGCTTCTGCGTGGGATAATACGCCAGATTGTCATCAAAGATGAGATCGATAGACTACTGCTGGGCTCTAACAAACTTACCCAGAGCAAGCTCCCCGGGTGCAGAGAAATGCTCGGTGACTTCCTAGATTTGCCTCTTCCGTCCGACAAGCCAGTAGTTCCTAAGAATCAATGGAAGTTTATGGACGAGACGAAGAGTGCGCAAAGCAGGTAGATCGCGTCTGTGAGAGAGCCCGCAATGGCTATCCAGGTGTCGCTGTTGGATATACCGATGGCAATAACCAACTAATCGATTGTCTTATCTATGTGATTTATTATTCTACCCGTCAAAGTGCCCAAAGCGCCAACAAAATCTAAAATTGTCCATATCACCAGGATACCAATCATCGCCAAAATCGCCAAAATCGCCAAAATAGGATATTGCACAGCCATGACTAAGCAATAGAAGACGATTAGTGGCATGAAAAAGTCTAGAACAGATCTAATCATTAGATTTCTCCAAAATTATAGCTGCAGGAGTACTTTCCGTCCTGATATTCTTCAAACTGTGACTGCACGCCTTCCAGTCTGTCAGTTTCCTCGGCAATAAAGTCCAGGAACATCTCGCACATGTCGGTCACCTTATCCAGATCCTTCACACCCATCGGCTCGG